TCTACGACGATGGGATCAGGCCATGCAAGCTGGGTGAAGGCATTGACCTGTTGGCTGATGGTCGGTACTTTGTGGCTTTCCCATCAACCATCGAGGGCAGGCGATATGAGTGGGAGGCATCCAGCGACCCGTTTGATGGCATTGGGCCGTTCAGAGTGCCAGATCAATGGATGGAGTCTTACCGCAACCTGCGCAAGCCAGCAGCTCGCAATCAGCAGCAGTCTGGCGGGTTGATCCAAGGCAGTCGCAACAACGGCCTCACCGCTCTTGGCGGGGCCATGCGGCGCTACGGCATGACCGAGGCCGAAATCTATGCTGCTTTGTCCATTGCCAACGAGACACGCTGCGAAATCCCGTTGCCATCGTCCGAGCTGTCGCAGATTGTGCGTTCGGTCTCGAGGTACGAGCCAGAAACAGACCTCGCTGCATCTGCCGCCATTGGCTCTGACGCTGCCGATGCCATCCTGTCAGCAGTCAAAGCAGGCACACAGGAATACTTCTTCACCCGAGCCACCTCTTTTCTTGACCAGCCTGCCCCACTCAAATGGGTCATCAAAGGATGGCTGTCAGAAGGCAGCGTGGCGATGGTGTTTGGCGACTCTGGCTCTGGCAAGACGTTCTTCACCCTAGACATGGCCTGCCGCATTGCCGCAGGCATGGAGTGGAATGGCAAACGAACCAAGCACGGCGTCGTGGTTTACATGGCAGGCGAAGGCAACTACGGCCTGCGCCAGCGGGTCGCAGCATGGTGCAAGGCCAACAAGGTCAGCAAGCTAGACAACTTGCTGATTTCCAACAAGGGCATTGACATGGATTCGCCTGGTGCTCCTGCTCAAATCATCAATGCCGTGCGCGAGCTGACAACCGAGGCCGTCACTTGCGTGTTTGTGGACACGTTGAACAACCACCAAAGCGGCGATGAGAACAGCCCCAGCGACACGCGCAAGATGATCAACGGGGGCAGCATTGCTTGTGCTGCCTTGGCCAATGCAACGCTGGTTTTTAACCATCACGTCGGCGTGGCAGTTGAGGCCAAGACTCGAGGCAGAGGTTCAAGCGCATGGCGAGCATCAATGGACACTCAGATTTTGATTTCCAAGAAAGACGGCCTCATCGAGGTGTCTTGCACAAAGATGAAAGACGCCGAAGAACCCGAGCCATTCTGCGGCAGGCTGGAGACAGTTGATCTCGGATGGCTTGATGAAGATGGTATTGAGATCAAAGGCGCAGTGTTTCAAGTGGTTGATGATGTACCAGAAAAGAAACAGAAGAAAGAATCTGAGTATTCAAAAGATATTCGGAAGTTTACGAACGCTTGGTGGACATCTGGGGCAGAAGATAGGTGCGACAGCCCTTATGTTTCCAAAGAAGGCTTGACTTCATATTTGATCAACAATGAGGGTTTCACGCAAGCCACTGCCAGCACTTACATGAAGCCAGGACGGAAGGGTTCATTGATATATAACTTGCTGACCGCTGAGATTATCCGAGTTGACTTTCAAGGGTGGACTGTGATCGATCCCGTCTTGGCAAGCACGATGCTCATCAGGAGGCAAGAGAAGTGAAAAAACAGGCAGCATGGGGTAAAAAGGGATGAGGGGATTTTTGGGGATTTTGTCCCTTTGACAAGGCGAGGGAGATGGGGATAAACGGGGAGTCTATCTTTAGATAGACCCCCATTGTCCCCCCCGATGTGCGTTTGGGGTTGATGTCAAAAGTTGGGAGGTGGGGATGAGCATAAACGTGGATGAGTGCAAAGAGTGTGGGGCGGCAGCCATGAAGGTCGGCAGAGCACGCACCCAGTCTGGATCGGAAATTTTTCCAATGTATTGCGCAGCTTGTGGAGATGTCACGACGGTATATGTGAAAAAAAGCATTGCATTGCAATTACCATTTGTTGAAACAGTTAAAACAAGAACGCAGAAGTTTATGGAAAAAAAACAAATACAGATTGCGTGTGAGGTTTGCAAAAAGCCAGAAGGTGAATTACATCATTGGGCACCGTTTCATATTTTCAAAGATGAATCAGACCATTGGCCGACAAGCCACCTTTGCAGGGCGTGTCATTCGCGATGTCATAAATTGTTCACTCCTAATATGTCGCACACTTTGACCACCACAAACTCATGAGATAGACTGCACTCATGCCATTCACTGGCAAAATCGCAACACACGCAGAAACTGGACAACCTTTCGCGGAGGTTACAAATGACCAAAATTGAAAAACCCGCTCTAAAAAAGCCGGATGCTAGAAAATTAAACGGCGGTGCTCGACCAGGCGCGGGCCGACCCGAGTTTGTCCCCACCGATGCCGAGCGAAAACAGGTGGAAGCTCTCAGCGGCTACGGCCTGCCCATTGAGCAGATCGCTGTGCTGGTGCGCAATGGCATCCACGTCGACACGCTCCGTGCTCACTTCGCCACCGAGCTGGTGTCTGGCAAAGGCAAGGCCAATGGGCAGGTTGGCAAGACCTTGTTTCAAAAGGCTATGGGCGGTGACACGGCAGCGATGATCTGGTGGTCAAAGACCCAGATGCGCTGGGCCGAGACCCAAAAGCACGAAGTCACAGGCGCTGACGGTGCGCCGCTGGAGTTCAGGGAGATCAAGCGAGTGATCGTCAAGGCATGAGCGTCTTGCAGCTATCGACTCCAGAATGGGCTGTGCCTTTGCTGGAGCCAAGCCGCTACAAAGGCGCATGGGGTGGTCGAGGCTCTGGCAAGTCGCACATGTTCGCCGAGCTGATGATCGAGGCTCACATCATGGATCAGAAGCGGCGCAGCGTCTGTGTCCGCGAGATTCAGAAGTCGCTGAACCAGTCTGTCAAGCGCCTGCTCGAGACCAAGATTCAGGACATGAATGCTGGCGCTTACTTTGAGGTGCAGGAAGCCGTCATCAAGTCCAAGAAGGGCGACGGCGCGATCATCTTCCAGGGCATGCAGAACCACACGGCTGACTCAAGTCTGGAGGGCTACGATTGCGCCTGGGTGGAAGAGGCCCAGAGCCTGAGCCAGACCAGCCTTGACCTGCTGCGGCCAACGATCCGCAAGCCTGACAGCGAACTGTGGTTCACCTGGAACCCTCGCCAGCAGTCCGACCCGGTGGACTTCTTGCTGCGTGGCCCGACGCCACCGAAGGACGCGACTGTCCTGCGGGTGAACTTCACCGACAACCCTTGGTTCCCTGACGTCCTGCGCGACGAGATGGAGTACGACAAGCGGCGTGATTCCGACAAGTACGCCCACGTCTGGATGGGTCAGTACCTGACCAACAGCAACAGCCGGGTGTTCAACAACTGGCGCATTGAGGACTTCGACGCACCGCCTGATGCCATCCACCGGCTCGGCGCTGACTGGGGCTTCGCTGTCGACCCGACCACGCTGGTGCGCTGCCACATCATCGGGCGCACGCTCTACATCGACCACGAGGTCTACATGGTGGGCTGCGAGATCGTCAACACGCCTGAGCTGTTCATGCAGGTGCCTGAGTCCGAGAAGTGGCCCATCGTGGCAGACTCGGCCAGGCCGGAGACGATCAGCCACATGCGCAAGAACGGGTTCCCCAAGATCATGACCGCGGTCAAAGGCCCGCGGTCTGTCGAGGAAGGCATCCAGTTTCTGAAGAACTACGACATCGTGGTTCATCCGCGCTGCATTCACACGATTGACGAGCTGACCCTTTACAGCTACAAAACAGACCCATTGACCGGCAAGATATTGCCGGTGCTCGAGGACAAGAAGAACCACGTCATCGACGCCCTGCGCTACGCCTGCGAAGGCGTCCGGCGTGCAGCCGTTACAAAGCCAGCGAGTTTCACACCCATCGCAAACATTAAGAAGTGGTGAGACAATCGCACAAATTGAGGAAACCTCACATGGCTCGACTATCCAACGATCAGCGGCTCTCGAATTTGCACGCTGAAGCCTTGCGGCAGTACAACGACATTCAGACCGCGCTGCGCGATGAGCGCCTGCAATGCCTGCAAGACCGGCGCTTTTACAGTCTTTGCGGCGCACAGTGGGAAGGCCCGCTGTGGGATCAGTACGAGAACAAGCCAAAGTTTGAAGTGAACAAGATCATGCTGGCCGTGATCAGGATCGTTAACGAGTACCGCAACAATCGCATCACTGTCGATTACGTCAGCAAAGATGGCACGGAAAACGACAAGCTGGCCGAGGTCTGCGACGGTCTCTACCGCGCAGACGAGCAGGCGTCGGTGGCCGATGAAGCTTATGACAACGCCTTTGAGGAGGCTGTGGGCGGTGGCTTTGGCGCATGGCGACTGCGCACTGTT